TTGTACGCCGTCAGGGACTCGAACCCTGGACCCATTGATTAAGAGGCTTAAATGTAGTTGCTGTAAGGTGTTGAAAAATAATGTTTTGCGTTTTGCGTAAACCTTATTTGCAAGCTCTTTGCAAGCGGGTAGGTTATTTAATACTTATGTACTTCTTGATGACACCATTTACATAATACCCATAGATTCTCATCTCTATTGTCACTTCTAAGTCTATTAACATGATGTACATGTAGATTATGTTTTTGTCCTCTACAATCTAATCCACATTTTTTGCATTTCCAATTTGCATTCTCTCTAATCCTGTGAGATATTTCCAGCCAATTCTTAGAATATTCATTTAATAACCATTCGGGTATTCCATCATTCAATGGTAACAGTGTCCCATATTCTTTATAAAATTCCAATAAATCAAAATTCTCTACTATTTTGTCTTTCATGGATAGTGATGCCATTCTAAATCCTTTATAGTTTAACTCCCATAAACAATTTTTACATACTTTCATTTTTTCGGAACCATTTTTTCGTATATCATTGTAATGAATAGGGAATATATATTCAAATTTCTGTCTAATCTTTTTTACATGAACTGATTTTACAAAAAACTTATAATACTTAACATTATAGAATCCCTTTTCAATAAAATTATTTATTGTTGCACACTTACAGATGTGAAACTTATAATTATAACTATATTTATTATCATTCTTCGCTCTATCTCTAATATAAGTGACAAAATCCTTAAATACATCACCCGGGTTATATATGTCCATCTCTCCCGGAGTAAATTCGCTGTATTTACCCTCTATAGATACGGCTCCTATATCTCTTGCAAATTCTACTAAGTCATCGAATTGAAAAACTTCAAAATCGCTCATTGCATATTAATTTTTAATATTTCGTCAATCACTTCTGTTGCATTTGTGCGCACTTTAAATTCAACCCTTCTTGATAGAGTTTTATTTTCTACACCTTTTGCATCTAATATTATTTTACTTGAAGACAAACCGTTTGACGTCAATCTATATTTGGTCCATTTTTTAATATCTCCTGTTGTCATAGATAAGCAATAAGTCAAAACCTCTCGGGTTCTTCCCTGCGATAGTTCCATGTTTCTTATATATGCTTCATCTTCCTCTACATTAATACTCCATTCAGTGGAGGTGTGTCCCTCGATTCTTATTTCTTCTATGTTGTCTTTATATTTATCAGAGTTCAATACTTTGATATATCTCGGGAAAAAATCATCTAATATGTATTTGAAGTTGTTTTTTAATTCAGCACTTCCAACATCAAATAACACATCGGGTTCTTTAAACCTTATACTCATATCTTTGCTATCAATAACGGCGTTCCATTTCGGCAAATCATCTTTAAACTCCGTTGACAAATCTGTATAAAGTTCTTTCTGTAAACTATTGTAAGCAACAGCGACATCGCGCATTTTATCCCTTTCTTTCCTTACATCAATCATATATGCCACCGAAATAAAAAGGAATATCATCATAAGGACGGACATCATATCGGATATGTGCATCCACCCTTCTTCTTCTTTGTTCTCTTTCATCGCCTAAACAGTGTGTTATTATTTTCTATCCCCGAAATTCTATCATTGAATTTTTTAAGAACTCCTGTAAGATGCTCCGAAAATATTTGCATAGCTTTATTCATTTTATCATTCATAACCGCCGAATTGTCCAACATCTTCTTGGAGTTAGATTCATATATGCTTATAATCTCCGCAATACGTTGTGTGTTCTCATTCATTCTTACTTCTATTAACGGCATTACATCGGAGAATTTGTCTCCAACATTTTGTATACGACCAATAAACTCACCGATAGCAACCAAATCTCTTTTAAACTCTTCTGCATTCTCGTTATATAAATTACAGTTAGCGTTGAATTTCTCCATTAGCACCAAAGTTTGCTGTGTGTATTCTTTTAGTATCATGCCGGCTTTTTGCAATGATTGCAACAACCCTACATGTTCTTGCTGCCACTTATTAAGTTCTTTACAACTCTCCGTTAATTCTTTAAAACTTTGCCCTAACTGATCGTTTATCTTTGCATTGAAATCTTCCATTACCTTTTGGATTGCACTAATCAATTCTTTTGATGATTGTTCTGCGACTATCTGTCCGAACTTTTCAATCTTAATTTCAATATCTTTAGTGCAATTGCGCTGCGTCTCTATTATAGCAGATATGGCATTAATCTGTTTCTCGGCAAATTCGTTATTATTTCGTCTAATTTCTCTTAGTATAACACTAATGTCATCTAATGCTTTTGCACTTTTATAATCTTGAACAACAAGAGGTGCGGCATCTGTTTTAATGTCGTGCTTATAGAAAATTCTTACCAACAAAGAAACAACCATACCTACGATAGAAGTAATAAAGGCGGTTTTTAAGCCTTGCAATAATATCGGTATGGAGGATTGAATGTCTGCTACGTTGAAGTCTAACAAAGCTACAAACACTCCAACAAAGGTTCCCAGTACACCAAGAGTCGAAGCGAAGTTTGTTATTAAAGATTGTTGTTTTTTTAGGGTGCAAAGCAATGTTGTTCCTGCAATGATAAATACAACGAAACAAAGAGTAAGATAATCAAACATTAATAAGTTTGAAAAAATAACAGCTGCCGCTATCGCTAATCTTGTAATTGCAATATTGATAAATATTTTTTTCATTTTTTGCATTATAAAATTATTTGAAACTACAATGCTATTCTAACTACGCACACTACGCGCGAGACGCTTATTACATTTTCGTATTTTATTATCATATCTGGATATTTGTCGCGGTCGGGTGCTTCTCCTCTATATCCTCCCTCTGTTGGGTAGAGCATGCGGATAATAATGCCGTTTGTTTTTGTGTCAACGGCGTGGAACTTGCCCCATATTGGGTCTTCGAAACCTTGTGGGTATGTGGAAAGCCCAAGGTAGTCGCCTGCGTATGCGCATGGAGCGAGACTGTTATCGCGTACTATGTGCCATATATCTATGGGTATGCCGAGGGCAACAAATCTACTCTTTGCGACCTTGTGCATGTTGTTCTTTACCTCCTCGAATATATCTACATTTGGTTGATACGTCCACTCAGTAGGTATGATGGGTTTCCTTATTTCTTCTACTGTTACTTCTTCTATATTGTGCAACCTGCCGCAGGTGGGGCAGTTGTTGTTCATTGTACCGCCGCTGTTGTAGTTGTTGTCGCCATTGACGTTGTTCTGGGTGACATGTCCTGTGGTGGATTTGAGCATTTCGCCCTCGCCGTATAAGAGCCATTTAGGATTTAATTGAGGATACTCACTTAGTATATGTTCTAATTTAGCGGTTCCTATACTGTTAACCATATTATTTATATATCCAGATGACAGATTACACCGTCTCTGAAATTCGGCTTGAGTTAAATTCATTACAGAAATAAACTCGATAAGTCGTTGTTTTACAGTCTTTTCCATAATTAAAATGTTTAGAATTAATCTAAATAAATAAAACTCACTTAATTTCACTTAATTTTATTTGCGCAATCACTTAGTTTATTATATCTTTGCAGTGTTGATAATCAAATAAACAATTATTTCAACAATATTATCGACAAATATAGAAAGAAAATAACTAAGAACAAAAAAGCGATGGCAAAAAAGTATGATAGCAGAAGAGGGCTTTGGCTCATCGGCTTCGACGATTGGGAATACAGCACGTCGGGCGGAGAAAAAATCCCCACCTTAAAATACTGTTGGAAGTATCTAACGGCGTGGAATTACCACAAGGGTTTTACAAAGCGATGCCTTGAATTATTGAGGAGGTTAATTAAATGTTCTTTAAAACCTACACAACTACCTTCCGGTAATCGGAAACCAACCTCGTCATTGTAAGCGTCGTTGCCACGATTATTAAGTTCAACCTTGTGAAACTTACCGCAGAAAGGACATGGCGTATTGCTTAGTTCATCTGCATACTGAGATAACTTAACTGAATCAATCATAATCATTGTGTTTAAATATTTCAATGCAAATATAATGATTATCCCCGGAATGCCGGTGGCACGGAACCGGGGAACAAACAACAATAATAATAAATTAAGAAAGATATGAGAAAAAAAGAAATTTTAGTGCCGCAGGGGGCAAAGAAACTTATAGCAAAAGATGTGGGGTGTACCTTGGGAACGGTAACAGGGGCGTTGACGGGATTTAGGAGCAGCGCACTCGTGGATAAGATAAGAGATACTGCGATAAAAAAATATAACGGAGTTCTAATAAAATGAATGAGAAATGCAAGAGTTGTCCCGCGGCATGGAATAGCCTTAATGGAAGATACTGCGGAGCTGTAAAAAAATACGTCGAACATTGTTTAATTCCTATATGTGAAAAAAAATGATATGCACAGAACCACAAGTGGCACTTAGCGCAAGACTAACAAGCGGACAGGCTGCTAAAATATTAAAGGTGAGCCGGAGCAGTATTCATAACTATGTGAATGGGGGATTGCTGAAAGCGACGCTCACAGAGAATGGAAGGTTCCGCATTAGTGGAAAAAATTTAATTGAATTTTGGAAACGAAAATAAAAAGACTATGAGACTGATTGCTGTAACATTTTGGGCGATACTGACTATTTGCTCTATTGCTCTCCTTGGAGTAGCTGTATTCGTTCACACTACGAACCCTTTTAGCTGGGTGATAGGATTTGTCTTAACTGCGTTTTGTGCCTTTTGGTACAAAACGGAAATAAAAAAACTGTTCAAATAGAGCAGTAGGGGCATAAAGGAAAAAAAGCTGTCTTTTCCTCCCATTCCCGGCAGCTTGCGAGTTCGAGTCTCGCGTGCCCACAAATAAAAAAACGTTCATTGACATTTTTCCATACCTACGTTCCGCTTGGAAGGAACGAATAAAATATAATGCAAGGTTGAAAGTCCTTGCGGAGTTGATAATTATTAATGCTCGTTCCGCTTTTCGAAATCTGGAAAATTTCTACAAGAGGCTCTCGCATTGCCTACCATTGGAGGAGAACGAGCAACAACATACCTCGCAGATGATAGCGCGAGGACCGGCCCTTAATGCCATTAAAGTAACCACATTAATGTTGTGATTTGCTTTTAAATTTGAAATTCATAACGTCGTAATGGCATTGTAAGCGCAATCACCGGAACGCGCAAGGGCACATAACAGGGAGTGCGTTTTTTTTGTGTTTGTCGTAATTTTTAAGGTTATTTAGTTTTTTGTTTTCGCACTCCCTGCCCCATAAATTCTAAGCGTAGAATTTTATGTTTGTTTTTCATAGATTTTCAATGGGTGCAGGGCTGTTGTGAAACACCTCTGCACTATCCCGAGCAAGATAGGACGTAATGGGAAGACGTCAAGGGTTTAACTGTGTCCCCTTCATTCATTAGGCGGTTCGAATCCGCCCTTGCTCACTTAACTTTTAAAATTTTTATTTATGTGTGAAGCGTGTTATGGCACTTGTCCTATATGCCATCCGGAACTATACCCGGAACCTGACTGCCCCGACTGCTATGGCGAGGGCGAAATATACTATGAGTATGACGAGGGGATAGATGACTATGTTCAGATTGACTTATTTCGGTATGCGAAACTGCCGAAAGAGATGAGAGCGAAAAGAATATGTGAAACGTGTGAAGGTACGGGCTATGCTAAACATAAGTAATTCCATGGCCGAGGAGATAAAAATTGTTATTGGCGACCTGCGTCGCATGGCATGGAATATCCCGGGCAATAGAGCTGCGAACATGCGCAGAAGAGGAAATTTAATTATTGAATATTTAAATAAAAAAGATTATGAAAGAAGATGTAAAAAACGCAAGTAGAGAGGAGTTGTTGGAACTCTGCGAAAAACAATCGAAAAGAATTAGCACGTTGGAGACTGTGTATGCTTTCTCCCTAAAAGAAAATGAGAAACTTAATAAAAAAATAGAACTTATCCAAAATTTACTTTCATTATGAGTCTTATTAAAAAATCAAATGAGTTAAGTATATCATCTATTGTTAAGATGATGATATACGGTCAAGCCGGTATGAGAAAAACAAGTACTGCGCTTAGTTCTCCTGCTCCGTTACTGTTGGACTTCGACAACGGAGTGAAGCGTGTAAATATGGCCCACCTTGATGGTGTGGACATTGTGCAAGTTGAGAAGTGGCAGGATGTGTTGGACGTCCTTAATGAGGACTTGTCGCCCTACCAAACAATAGTGGTAGATACGATAGGCAAGATGATGGACTACATCATTGCCTACAAGTGCGGTTCGCGTCAACCACAAATACGTGATTGGGGCGGTATTAACCAAGAATTCCAAACCTTCGCGCGTAATCTATCTGCGCTGAACAAGAATATAATATTTGTTGCGCACAGAGATACGCGAAAGGAGGGTGACGAGATGGTTTTCATTCCGGCCCTGCGCGAAAAGACCTACAATAGTATAGTGACTGAACTTGACTTGTTGGGTTACATGGAGGCGAAAAATGAGAATGGGCGTGTTAAATGTTCTATCACTTTCGACCCTACAAACCGTAATGATGGTAAGAACACCTGTAATTTGCCGTCAGTGATAGAGGTTCCTACTAACTTAGATGCGCAAGGCAATCCCATTGCCAAAAACGATTTCATTGCTCGCTGTATTCTGCAACCATATAGAAATATGTTGCAGGCAAAAAAAGCGGAACAAGAGAAATATAACGCGGTGTTGGAAGAAATAAAAGACAATATAGCTCTGATAACGGATGCTGCTTCTGCGAATGACTTCGTTTCGCGCATCAATGAGTTCGAGCATGTGGGCAGTTCCTTGGCTATGGCAAGAATCCTTCTTTTGAAAAAAGCTAATGAATTAGGCCTTGTCTATGACAAAGCTAACAAAACATATTCGGATGCAGCTGCCTGATTATTGCTTCTATGCGACGCTGTTAGATGCGTTCAGGAACTACGTTGATAGTGAACTTATTTATGAGCATTATTGGGGGTGGAGTGAAAATCCCCCTCATACGCTCGATGAGTTCCGCGAGATGCAATTCCAATCGCTTATTAACACCCTTAACCGCGTACCGTTCGACAGTGAGGCTGCCGACAAAGGAACGGCATTTAACGAGGTCGTGGATTGCCTTATAGAGAAAAGGATGTCTGAAAAGGTGGAAATGAGCAGAGTGTATAATGATGATGTCCTGACGGGTATTAAGGCGGTGTATAATGATAGGGAATTTATCTTCCCTATCGCGCTGTGCAAGGAGTTCGCAAATTACTATAAAGGGGCCATAACACAGCTGTATGTGGAAGCGATGCTGCCTACATCGTTAGGTATAGTGAAACTGTATGGTTTCATCGATGAACTTATGCCAACGAGCATACACGACATTAAGACAACCGGCAGTTACTATGTTGGAAAGTTTAAAAAGCATTATCAGCATTTGGTGTATCCTTATTGCCTTATCAATAGCGGGAATAACATAAAAACTTTCGAATATAACGTTGCGGAAATAGGCAAGTCAGGATATAAAACCTATACGGAACTGTATGAGTTCAACGAGGAACGCGATATTCCGATATTGCGAAATCATTGCGAGGAACTTATACGGTTTATTCAAGATAACAGAGATTTAGTAACTAACAAAAAATTATTAAACATCAATGAGTAGTTATTTCGGTAGTATCTGCCTTAGCGATATTCCGCGTGAGCAGATGAAAAAGGTTATGTGTAAAGATGGCAAGGAAAGAATTTTTCTTAACATCTTCGTTGGAGAGAAGAGGGAGCCGCAGACATTCGGTAATAGAACGTACACGCACTATGTGTCCTGTGCTCCTAAAAGAGAAGAGCGTGTAGAGGGTGCTAATTATTATATTGGCGAGCTTGAAACGTTTAATCCTGTTCCGTCACAGCCTACGGCTGAACAGATAAATGCGGCCCCGTGTGTTTCATACGAAGATGATTTGCCATTCTGATGATTTTTAACTTCGGAAATCCTCATGACACTGAAAAGTGTAAGGAATATATCAATGTTCTTTTCGCGAAAAAAGCTATTGTAGAGGTCAAGGAGAAACGAAATACAAGGTCGTTGAAACAGAATGCTTATCTGCATACCATAATAAGCTATTTCGCATGCGAATATGGCGTAAGTGCAGAGGAAGCAAAGATTGATTTCTACAAGCGTCAATGCAATAAGGATTTATTTCTTGAAAAGAAGGTAAACCGGCACGGTAGAGAGATTGAGACGTTGCGAAGCTCATCGAGTCTTGATACGCAAGAGATGACATTGAGCATAGAGAGGTTCAGGAATTGGAGTGCTGCCGTTGCCGGCATTTACCTACCATCGCCGCAAGAAAATGATGCTATTGTTTTCGCGATGCAAGCAATAGAACGAAACAAAGAATTTATTTGACAATATGGCAAAAAATAATTTAAAGAATACGCTTGACAGATGGTTCTCATTGTTTGTCAGATTACGAGATAGTGATGCTAACGGTTTCGGTCGTTGCATCAGTTGTGGAAAGATAGTTCATTTTAAGGAAGCCGATTGCGGGCACTTTATTAACCGTCAGCACATGAATACTCGTTACGATGAACGTAATTGCAATCTTCAATGTCGAAAATGCAATCGCTTCGATGAGGGCAACAACACAGGGTACATGCAAGGTCTGTTGAAAAAATATGGAAACTGTATTATCATCGAGTTGCATATAAAGAAAAATTTTTACAAAAGATATTCTGACTTTGAATTTGAAGAGCTTATAAAAGTTTACAAACGCAAGGTAAAAGAATTGCAAAAGATGAAAAATGAAGAGCCGTTTGGGGCTTGCCGCAAATTATTAATACAAAAAAAATGAATTGGCTAAAAAGTTGGCAATGGTTTGGCAAAGCTGAAACTTTGCAACTGTTTTTATACCTGCTTGTCAACGCTAATACCGAAGACAGATATTGGCAAGGAATACTCGTTAAGCGAGGGCAGATAGTAGTAACTATTCCCATGCTTGTCGAGGTGCTCGATTCAACTGTTCAAAAAGTGAGAACAAATCTTGAACGGCTATCAACATCGCACGAAATCAACAGACAAGTAACAAACAAATATTCTATCATAACTATTTGTAATTACGATAGTTACATTGATGTAAAAACAGACAACCAACAGACAACCAACAAACAACTAACAGACACAAAAGAAATAAAAAAAGAAAATATTCCCCCCATACCCCCTATAAAAGAAAAAAACAAAGAAAAATATTCGTCGTCGTCATCAAGCGCGTGCGCGTGTGCGTGTGAAGAAAATTTTATCGAATTTTTTAAGCGTGATAGAATTTGGGGCGAAGTTGTAGAAATGCGTTATGGGCTTCAACCGAATTCTATCAGCAAATGGATAAATGATTTCTCGCTTGATTTGCAATGTCGCGATGTGGCGCACAAAAATTTACAAGACGCCAAACGGCATTTCTGCGATTGGCTGCGAATACAGCTAAAAGAAAAAAAATATGAACAAAAAACTCATTCAACAGGCAAGGCAGAACATATCGCTGCCGAGAGAGAACGCATTATGCGCGAAATCGCCTCCGCCGGAAACATCCAAGACGACACGCCTTCTTGGCTCGAGTAAAGAAAATTTTTTCGCTAAGTATAACCCGAGTACAACTACCAGCTTGCTTGTCAAAGGCTACACTCCCGGCAGCGTAGCACTACTACCTGACATTCCTACACTCTACGATGTTGCAGTGCACTGGGGTAAAGATATAGCAATATCGTGGATAGAGATATTGCTAACGAATATCGAAGAAAAATTAGGAAGCAGTGCTTCTTTCCTACCCGAAGCTAAGAAAGACACTGCAAGTCTTATTTTTTCATACTATCGAGATATGAACATCGCAGAGTTCCTGCTTTTTTTAGGTTTTTACAAACTAAACAAATACCGCGACCTCTATACCAGTGGACTCGACCGTGTAACCTGCGCACTTGCCCTCTACCGCGAACAGCGTGATGCAGAACTTGACCGTCTTGAACGCGAAGCTGAACATCGGCAAAGAGAGCAAGAGTGGGAAGAACGTGCAAAACGTTGTATCACATACGAAGAATACGAAAAAACAAAAAAACTACGAACATTATGAAACACCTACACATTACACATGCCCGAATAATAAATTCTAATGTGCCTGCATTTGGCGTAAACTTGAATATCAAAGTGCCATGCGACAAACTGAATGAAGTTCGCGAATATATCAAAGAGCAATATTACGCCGACAGAGTAAACTTAACATATAAAGAATATGAGCCTATTAGATAGTTTCTTAGCAAAAAAGGGGTGGAAGAAAGGCAACGAGAAAACACACATAGCCCCATTTCTCCCGTATCTGATAGCCGACACTTTGATGTTGAATTTCGAAGAGAACCTGAAAGGCCGGTTGCGGCAAAAAGAAAAATTTCACGCTAACAAGATGATGGGCGCATACCATCGTTTTATTCATTCTTTCTTTCTGTGTTTCGACCCCGAGGAACAGACAGAGTTGACAGATATGATGGACGCGCTACACGAATACATTATTCATGACCTGAGCATCTTCGCAGTACAAGTCCAGAATATCGTCATTGAAATGCAACCCGAGGAACGAAAAACATTTTCTGCAGTTGCTGTATGTCGCATATTATCGGCAAACATCAAGTATAGCTGGGAAGCTATGTACAGGCGTAGTGATAGTGAAGCTATTCCAAACAGCGATGTCCAAGCTATTTATCACCATGGCGTTGAACTGTTCCGCGAATACTCTCGTCGCACTCCTCGTTATTTGGAAAAAACGGACCTTGGTAACTACGAAATTATCAAGCAGGCCGAGAAAGCGTTAATAAATAGAATATTAAATTTTATTGAGGTTTACAATGAAAAAAGCTATAAAGACGTATCTTGACAACAGAGCAAAGACCGATGAATTGTTTGCATTAGCTTACGCAAAGCCAAACAAAAACATTGATGAGTGTTTGTCATACATAGTAGGCGAAGCCCGTAAACAAGGAGGGAACGCTGTGTATGTTCCAGACGAGGTTGTGTTCGGTTGGGCTGTTCATTACTACGATGAGGACAATATCAAGATAAACAAACTGCCGGCTAATACCAGAGTGTCGGCAAAGGCTAATATCGAACTAACACAGGACGAGAAAGAGAAAGCACAAGAACAGGCATTACGAGAATACAAAGAGCTTTGCATTGCTAAACTCAGGGCAGAGGAAGAAGCCAAAGCCAAGAAAGCAGCCGAAAAGAGAAAGGCTGAAATCGAGAAGCGCAAGCAAGCAGAAGCCAATCAGCCGAACCTATTCCTATTCGATTAACAATGAAACCAAAGAACGTATATCAACAGCATATTGTCGAGTTGAGCGAAAAGCTCCCGGCAATAACCGACAAGCAGAAGCAGTGGGCGTTTGAACATTGCTTTGAGACTGACGGATATTTTACAAAAGGAACTGTGTGGTGTCTTCACTGCGGAGAAGTATTCCCAAAAACAACATCAGAGCTTATAGTTTCACTTGCAGGAGATGAAGCGATTTGTCCCAAGTGTGGACGCAAGCTCAAACTGGAGAACAGCCGTAAATCGAAGTACAAAGAAAGTTGGTACTATACAATCCTCACGACGATGCAGGGTTTCCAAGTGTGCCGACACTTCATTGTGGAAAAAGTGATGTATAAAGGCAATAAAGAAGCGTATTACACTATTAACGAAGCAGTACAGAACTGGATAGACGAGAACGGAAAGGAGACTATCATCGCCAGACCTTGTAAACCATTGATGTTTGTTAATGACTGTTGGAATTTTAGTAAACCAATGGAAATTCGATATAAGTGTTATTCCCCAAACGCCTATGCGCCCAACAAATACAACATCGATGCAAAATATATCTATCCACGCAGAAAAATTTTGCCTAAAATTAAACGCAACGGCTATACGGGACGCTTTCACGGACTTTCAGCGAGTGAATTATTCAAGTTATTACTGAAAGACAGAGAAGCCGAGATGTTAATAAAGAACGCACAATTCGATTTACTCCGCCACAAGTATATGAGAGGTATTAGAGAATTCAAGATGCCGTTTCCTCACTCTATCCGCATTGCCATCAGAAACAAGTACATCGTCAAGGACGCTTCAATGTGGATTGATTATCTGTACTTGCTTGAAGATTTCCACCTCGATACTCATAATGCCCACTACGTTTGTCCCCGGAATCTGAAAGCAGAACACGACAGACTGCTGGCACGCAAACAGCGTTTCGAGGAAAAGATTGCTCTCGAAAAGAAAATTGCAGAAGCCAAAAAATGGGAAGAAAGGTACCGGGAAATCAAAGGAAAGTTCTTCGGTATTTGTTTCGGCAATGAGTCTATCGTTATTACTGTTATCCAGTCGGTGGCAGAAATGGCAGAAGAGGGAAAAGCAATGCACCATTGCGTGTACAATGCGGGGTATTACAAAAAGCCTGACAGCCTTATCCTATCAGCGAAAGACAAAGCAGGAAATTGCATCGAGACAATCGAAATCGACCTCAAAACATTTAAGGTGGTACAAAGTCGTGGCGTGTGCAACATGAATACAGACAAACACGATGAGATTGTGAAACTGGTTCAAGATAATATTAACTTAATAATGCAAGCAGCATGAAAATGAACAATAAACCAAGAATTTTTATAAGTGGCAAGATAAGCGGATTAAATTACTATTACGCCTACAATAAGTTCGCCATGGCCGAAAAGAGATTGGAAAAAATGGGATACAAAGTAATTAATCCCATGTGCAAGTGCAACAAAGATTGGAATTGGTTAAGATGTATGATAGTCTGCCTCTATCATCTGCTCCGTTGCAAGAGTTTCTACCAATTGGATAATTGGATGTATAGCAGAGGGGCAAGAATAGAATACAGAATTGCGAGATTTTTCAAAAAAGACATAATTCAAGAAAAATACTAATATGGCAACGAAAACAATAAAAGCGTACAAAGGTTTCGACAAGAACTTAAAATGTAGAGAGTTTCAATTCGAGATAGGTCGAGAGTACGAGGAAGCAAAAGCAAATGCGTGTGAGTGTGGTTTCCACGCATGCGAGTATCCGTTAGATGTATTCAGATATTACGCACCCGCCGATAGTCGTTTCTGCGAAGTAGAGCAGAGCGGAGACATCGACAAAAAAGAAAATAAAACAGCATCCACCAAAATAAAGATAGGCGCAGAGTTGAATATTGCTGGGCTTGTAAAGGCGGCCATAGAATATACGCGTAGCAGATGCACAAACGAATGCAATGCAGTGCCGGGAAAGCCAGCCACAGCAGGTAACAGAGGTGCAGCCACAGCAGGTGAATACGGTGCAGCCACAGCAGGTTATGCCGGTGCAGCCACAGCAGGTGAATACGGTGCAGCCACAGCAGGTGAATACGGTGCAGCCACAGCAGGTAACAGAGGTGCAGCCACAGCAGGTTATGCCGGTGCAGCCACAGCAGGTAACAGAGGTGCAGCCACAGCAGGTAACAGAGGTGCAGCCACAGCAGGTAACAGAGGTGCAGCCACAGCAGGTGAATACGGTGCAGCCACAGCAGGTGAATACGGTGCAGCCACAGCAGGTTATGCCGGTGCAGCCACAGCAGGTGAATACGGTGCAGCCACAGCAGGTAACAGAGGTGCAGCCACATCGCGCGGCAAATCTTCCACAGGTGAGTATGGAGTATGCGTGGCCCGTGGTGAAAATGTAATGGTGAAAGGTGGTATAGGCTCGTTGCTTGTTATTGCCGAAGAAAATAAAACCAATTATAACATCGCGTCATGGAAAGCCGTCGTAGTCGATGGTGAAGAAATAAAAGCCGACACATGGTATATGTTGGTCGATGGTGAATTAAAAGAGTGCAGAGATGAATAGAATAGAAGTGTTGAAAGAAAATCAGGTATTCGTGTTCGGCAGTAATGAGAATGGCTATCATGCAGGAGGAGCAGCCCGTCAAGCACTCGACAAGTTCGGTGCTTGTTGGGGCAATCCCAAAGGCATTCAGGGACAAAGCTATGCTATCGTTACTCTCGATGAAGACATGCGCCAAGTACCATTGAGCTATATCCGAAAACAATTGCATGAGCTTAACGAATATGCAAAAGCTAATCCCGATAAAGAGTTTCTAATGACACTTATAGGTTGTGGTATAGCAGGTTTCCGTGTCGAAGAGATAAGCGAAATATGTAATACTATCGAATGGAATGCCAATGTGATATTACCCGAAGAATTAAAACGATAAGTTATGCATAAGCTTGATAAAATCCGACAGTTCCCACGCATAGAGTGGAAATCTGTATTAGATGCACCATTCGGCAAAATCGTCTATGTTCTTGTCGAGGATGGGTGCTGCCACTTCTACACTCAATTGGCTTGGAAAAATGAATTTGGCGAATGGGTGGATATTCCGCACGGTCATTCGGTACGTCAGTGGGCAGAAGCACCTGCGCATTTGACGATTGGCGACAAACCAATCCTCGATGCTTGTTGTGGTGGCAAGATGTTCTATTTCGACAAACACGACCCTCGTGTATTGTTCCAAGACATCAGAGACGTGGAAACAGTCCTCTGTGATGGGCGACATTTTGAAGTCAAACCCGATGTGCAGGCAGACTTTACCAATATGCCTTACCCGGACAACAGCTTTGCTATGGTCGTGTTCGACCCTACGCATTTGAAATATACAGGCTCCAAGAAAGAGTGCGATGGTTGGCAGATGCTCAAATATGGCAATCTCGGAAAAGATTGGCGCAATATGTTGACCAAGGGATTTGCAGAATGTTTCAGAGTGTTGAAGCCGGGTGGCTTCCTCATCTTCAAATGGAACGAGACCGACATCAAAGTAAAGGAAATTCTCAAACTAACACCTGCAAAACCAATCTTCGGGCATATCTCTGGCAAACGTGCCAACACTCATTGGATTTGCTTTATGGAAGGAGGTGCGGAATGAGTATATTATTAGCTTGTATAATGGCGGTCTCTATAGCCTGTTCGCTGTTTTATGGTGTAGCCTCGATTGCACATTTAGATTTATACGAGGGTCATAAAAATTATTTCAAGAAAGGATACGGCTCACAAAAGACGCATAAGCTGCTCATGAGATATAATCTGTTGTGCTATAGACACGCCATTAAAAGGTCTGTTGTATCATTACTAATTACCATAATTAGCCTAATAATAGGCTATTCAATCTTATAAATTATGACTTGGATAAAAATTGACCGCGATGAGAACGTTTTTGCAACAGAGGAGTGCTTGGAGAAAATATTTAATAACTTGCCTTGTGCAGTTTGTTCGCGAACAGAAGGTGGTTACAAGTATTACAATATGGTTGGCGAGTATTTTGATATGATGCACAACCGAGAAGATGTGAGAACCAATACGGGTTACACTCATTATTTACCAATACCAAAGTTAGAAGTATGAAACTGAAAATAGAACTTGAAGTAGAAATAACAGGCGATTGTAGTTTTGAAGAGGCACAAGACTTTTTTCGCTATGAGTTTGCAGGATATTCGCTATCCGATTGGGAGAACAACCCATTTGTAAATGAGGATTACGAAACTGAATACGATGTAACTAATATTGAAATAGAAGAAGTATGAAAGATTGTCCGTTTGAGGCTTGGCAGTTGATACAAGCAAAGGAAATATTAAAGTGGATAAGGTCTGAACATGATTTAAGTCTTAATGCTACCAATATAATAACAGGTATTGAAGATGTACTTTTCAATATTGCACACGGCAAATTGGGTCTTAAACCTATTAGCAAGTGTACTATACAAGAACTGCAAGAAGAACTTGATAAAAGATTAGGAAAATGACAGCAAAAGAACTTAAAGAAGCTCTGACGAATGTGCCAGACGATGCAGAGGTGTATATGGATGATGGTTGTAGTGTAAACGCTATACCAACGGACTACGCAGAATACACAGAGGAGTATAATGTTTTTATGATACATTGATTGAGTATGGAAACAGAAATATATAACAAAGCAAAAAAGATAGACAAAGAAATTGCCGAGTTACAGGATTGTAAATTGCTCCTTATGAAAGGCTGTAATATAGAATTGCTAAAAGACGGTAAGAATTCAATAGTCCTAACATTTGAGAACGACTTACGAGAACAGATGATAAAGTATATTGAACAAAGAGTAGATAACCTTTGGAAAAAATTTAAGGAATTATGACCCTACAAGAGAAAATAGACAGGTTGCCGTTGAGCATCATCTTCGGGCAAAGGTTGTACGCCCTTAACATCGTTCAGCGTAGCGATATTGTACGCATTATTTATCGTTGCAGTCAACCTATTGCTCGCAATGTGATTATGGATATTACCAATTACAATTCAAGAAAGACCCTCTCTCAACGCCTTGAAGATGTAGTTGACCGAGCATTGAAAGTAATTGAAAACAGAGAATGGGAAAAATGACAAGTGAAATACATTGGCAGACAGGAACGCCACTAAAGACGGGCAATTACTTAATAACCGTATCTTATGGGAATGGTATTTTCGGAACACGAAGTGATTACTACCACACAGAAGATGGTTGGAATTATTACAACGACGGCAGTGTTGTTGCGTGGTGCGACCTCAAGTATATTGAACCTTATAAACCAATAGAACAATGAACGAACTAAAATTTAACAGCCAAGTCTGCACCACAAAAATTCAAAGCCAACGCCTTTTGGAGTTGGGATTGAAACCCGAAACAGCGGATATGAGTTATTATAAGGGAGAACCTTGTTTAGACCCTTATGAAGAAATGGAATGTCCTTATGATAAAATGGTGTTACCCGCTTGGAGTATGCATAGGTTAATGGAGATATTAGATGCTCCATTGGTTGAATTTTATTTACTATCATACAATCCATACGAAGAAATTATCTACAATGTATCAGAGTGTATTAAAAACGGTTATATAAGCAAAAAATACTTAAAGCAATGAAAGCAAGAATTTATCAATTTTTAATATTACTACTGCAATTTATATGCGGTGGTTTGGTGGTAAAAAAGGAGTGGGATTTTATGACAGAACTTATGTTTCTAATACTGCCATTTTCGGTATTAGGAGCCATATTGTTCACATTGTATGACCACGAAATAAAAAAGCAATAAACGGAGTATGGAAAAGATTAATTTAGTAGAATTATTGAGAGATTGCCCAACTGGAATGGAGTTGGATTGTACATTGTTTGACAATGTAACATTTGTAAGAGTTGACAATAATAAAAAACAATTCCCTATTGAGATTGCAGTAAGTGGATTGCTTCCTAAATATCTAACAAAAGAAGGATGTTTTCATGATACTACGCATTTACCAGAAGCTAAATGTATTATCTTCCCAAAAGGTAAAACTACTTGGGAGGGATTTCATAAAGCTTTTAAGGATGGGGATATACTTACAAGTGAATTAGGAAGTATATTTATACTTAAAGAATCTAATGTAAAAAAAATTTCTTATGGTTGTTATATTGCATTTGACTATGCATCATGTATTATCAAAAATTGTACACAACTTTGTTCTAAAAAAGGTTGTCGTTTTGCCACCGAAGAAGAAAAGCAAAAACTATTTGACGCTATTAAAGCAAATGGCTACAAATGGAACGCTGAAACAAAGACTTTGGAGAAGTTGATTGAACCGAATTTTAAAGTGGGGGATAGAATCAGACATAAAGAAAAAACAAAATGGGCTTGTACAATAGCAAGAGTTGAAGATAGATATTATGTAGATGGACATCCAACGTGTTATACCCTGCCATTTGGTAAACAGAATGAATACGAATTAATCCCCCACAAGTTCGACATTACCACTTTGAAGCCGTTTGAAAGCAGAGTTTTGGTTAGGGATTACGATAACCGAATATGGATACCTACGTTTTGGGGCAAGTACCTCGAAGATTCTAACTGTCGTTATTTAACAGTTAATGGCTGTTACAAATATTGCATCCCTTACGAGGGCAACTGGTACTTACTTGGCACAACTAACGATTGCGATGACTTTTATAAAACTTGGGAATAATGAAAGACAAAATACTATTTAATACTGCTATGCAAGGTTGGCAGTGTCCTATATGTAAAAGAGTATATTCTCCTTTTACACAAATGTGTCCTTATTGTGGAAATCAATCCTTGAATTTAGATGTAAAACCAAATACAAATGAGTAGAATAAGCATAATAATTAACGGAGTTAGGTATGATGCGGTGGAACAGAATAATCCTCGCATCGTAGGTTGCGAAAATTGCGATATAGAAGATATTTGCGAAAGCCCAAGAGGACATGATTTTATAAGATTGTGTTCTTGTGTAAGAGGCCATCAAGTATGTTTCAAGAAATCCGATAAAAAGTTTGAGAAATGAAAACCCTACACTTGCCACTGAAAGCGAAGTGGTACGAAATGATTGAAAGCCTAATTAAAGGCGCAGAATACCGAGGTATAACCGCGTATTGGATTGTTCGTTTGTTTGAATACTCTGACGGCAGCAAGATACCAAGAATAACCGCAAATATCTTGGCAGCCCATCCTGAAATTCTTTCACTACGATTAGGGCAGGGAATAATAGTTTTCAAGAAATACACCCACGTCAAGTTCTCCTACGGCTACACAAAACGAACAATGACATTCGAGATAGAGAGTATTACAATCGGCAAAGGCAAGCCCGAATGGGGCGCACCAACCGAAGAGGTTTTTATCATTAAACTTGGGAAGAGAGTATGACAACAGACGAAATCAAAAAGGAAGAGAAAATCAACTTGACAATAGAGTTTGTTGATAACGGAGTAATTCTTGAGTTCCCCGACGACTGTATGAAGCACGTTGTTGAGGGGTGCGATAAAGAACCATACCACGCTATTGCAGATGACATACAAGGCACTATGAGTGGCATGGTGGTAAGCAACAAGTATCAAATAGAAATAAAGATAACAGCATTATGAGCATCGCACAAGATATGATAGACGGCCTATGTTGCCAATTATGCGGAGTGTATTTCGAGGAAGAACACGGATACCCTGTCGTATGTGAAGATTGCTACAATAGCCTAACAGATAAGGAAAAAGAAGATTTTTCAATAGCAATATACCCGGAGTTATGAAACTATTATACATAGACTCATAGGGTTTATTCTTTCATTATTTTTAAACCCCGGTATCCTTTGAGGTTGCCGGGGTTTTTTATTTTTCTTTGTTAACGGTTTGCTGCAACAGGTTGATAGTGGTGCCCGGGTTTGTTTCGTCGGATGGAGTAAACTCTTTAATGATGCTTGAAAGCTCCTTTATGGCGGTGACGACATCGGTGAGCTTAGTGGAGTGTACAATAAGTTCATCGGCTTTCGCTATGCCTTTCTGTATAACTTCGGACAGGGCGTCGTAGTGCTCGCGAAGAAAGGTTAAACGAACGGCCTCAAAGTTTTCTATTGCTCGGACATAGGCGTTGGAGGTGCAGGCGTCAACTGCTTCGACGTCGGAAAACTCTTCTATCCAACGACGCAAGGCATTGCGGTTACAACCGGCGTTCTTGGCTGCGAGGGTGAGATTTCCGGTTGACCGGTAATCCATTACGGCCTTTATCTTTTCGGCACGCCTATACTCTTTTCTTGTGACACCTTTGTGACGCATTATATTTTGCTGATTATAACCATTTTAATTTAATCCTCTTTTGTCGATGTGACGGGAATGTCACAAAAATAGGCCATTCTTGTGACATTTTGTGACGCTAATGGATTTTGTGGCATTTTGGACTTCCTTATATGTCGTTTTGGCGACGTTAAGAGGAGGATATTATTCATATTTGCGTTAAAAAAGGAAATGATATGATAGGTACAATATTAGGTGGAGCATCGCTCGCCATGGGCGTGGGCAGTGCGATATTTGGTTCGCGAAAGGCGCGTAAAGCGGCAAGAGAGAGGGAAAGGTTGCTGAGACAGCAGAAGGCTGCAAGTGACGCATGGTATAACAGAAATTATTATCAGGACTATATTAATTCTGTCGCGGGGCAGAATGCTATAAGGCAGGTACGAGATGCGTGGAGTAACGCAACGCAAGAGGCAAGAGCGCGGCAAGCCATAACAGGTGGAACACCGGAACAGGCGCAGGCGGTTGCGCAAGCCGGTGGCGAGGCTATGGCAAGAACTGTGGGTAATTTGGCGGCGCAAGGAGAAGCTAATAAACGACAGATAGATGCGCAGAAGGCTGCAATGGATGCTAATATAGCAGCACAGCAGGGTGCAATAGAGGATGCGCGACAAGCGGCGGGAGCTAACCTAATGGAGAATGGAGTGGGCCTTGCTATGCAAGGGTTGACTTCTGTTTTAGGGGCGACCCCATCAAAGGAAAGTGTATCCGGCAAGCCGGGTATTCAGTATATGGAAGGTATCCCGTATGAAAATATTCCTGAAATGCAATTCCCGAAAAAAATTAAACCTTTATTCTGATGGCATTTAAAGACTATTACAAAAAAAAGGGGGAGGATGTGAAAGACCCTTACGAAGATATTGCGGTTCCCGAGTATGTGGAGCCACAGCGCGTTGATATGAGTTGGTGGAAGTCGCCTAACTATGTAGCCGCAGAACGAGCTGCACAGGAAGAAGAAAAAGCTATGATGCAGCAGCAAGAACGCAGAGCGAAGAATGAGAAGAACGCGGCATTGCTTGGTGACATAGCGCGCTTGGGAGCGCAGGTTTGGGCCTCTAAGGGCGGTGCATGGGATATTAGGCCGACACAACCATTCTCGGCGGTAAGACAGGAGCGTTTACAAGCGATAAGGGACAAAAACGCTGCATTGCAGGTGCAATTTGCACAAAGGCTGAGACAAGCGAAAATGGCTGATGATAAGGACGCGATGGATAAAGAAAAGGCACGAGTTACATTGCAGCAGAAGGCTGATAAGGCTGCGCAAGACTACAACGCAGCTCTTTTGAAGCAGAGGGTAGAGATGGCGAAAGCCAACCAAGTGAACGATAGAGAAGAGAGGAAGCTGAAAGAAACAAGAAGATATCACCAAGCGATGGAAAAAGCAGCTATGACACGAGCTAACAATGTAGGTGGTAAAAAATTCATTGTGAAACGTAATGGTGTCGAGAGGGAATACCTGCGAGACGAAACCGGTGTGATAGAGGCGTATAATGATATTGTGAATGAATTTCCTGAGCTTGCTGCTGTCGGCGAACCTATCTTTGATAAACTTAACAATGTCATAGGGCATAAACCGCCGACGATAGGACAGATGATGGAGACTATCAGGCGTTATGAGGCAGGAGAGGGCCAGCCACCCTCTACACAGTTAGGCCCTGTAATGCCAATAAATCATTCCTCGGTGTTGAGAGATATGGAAAAGGGAAAAAAGCGTATGCCCGGAATTATAGATATTGAAAACGATTAACGATTATGCAACCAGAAAATATAAGACAGAAACGTCAAAAACTATATGACGGATTTGTGAGCTTAGGGTATAATGTTGGTAAAGATTTTGCTGAATTTGACAACTTGATGACTAACAATGAGCAGTCTCGTAAGTGGGTATATGAGACCGCTCGTAATGAGGGTTGGAAGGTTGGCAAAGATTATGAAGCATTTGAGAACTTGATTAACCCCACTCCTCAACCCACAACGGCCGATAAGGCACTATATACGTTTACGGAGAGCGAGTTGAGTAATGAGAACCCTAAGCCCGTTGCTGCTGAGGAAAAAGGAGACTTGGAAATTCACCCTTATGGGGCGCAAAAACCGCTCATTGAAGCTCCCGACATTAGACAGGAAGAGACATTCAGCGTGCCCTATAATGCCGAAAGAGTTGTAGAAGATAGCATGCAACGTGCCAAACAGGCTTTGACGCCGCCCGATGCGTGGACACAAGCGCAGAGAAATGCTTTTGAAAAAATTGGTGAAAGAGAGCGTGCTGCAACCGTGAGAAAACAGGCAGAAGAAGCCGTTGGGGATATGAGAAAAAGAATTGCCGATTTGCAAATAAAGCGGGGCGAAGAGGTTCGTAAAATGCTTCCTTTGGGTGCTCCCGGACCAATGCAAAATGATGCCATAACAAGAGGCGGTAAAATGCTTGACCCGGAATATTCAACATTGCAGGCTGCAAGCGATGTAATAGCTGACACTGAAAAAATGGTCGATGACTATAACGCGCGTAGCGAGTGGGGCATTGTGAATATTGGAAAGAGTGCCGCTAAAACAGCATTTAATCCAAAAACATGGGATTTAGGTTTGTCAGATACTAACATCGCTGAAAAGTTGTTGGTGGCTGTGGAAAAAGCTGACAATGGCAAGCAACTAACTGAGGCCGAACAATTACTGTTGGATGCCGCGGTTAATCAACAAGTGATGCAATGGTATTATGGCGAGATGACTGCCGGGCAGATGGCAGGTGAAATGTTTGCTGAGTCTTTGCCGTTCATGGTACAGATTGCGGCTAACCCTATTTCGGGTATAGGCAAGTATGCGGCATCGAAAGCGACAAAAGCTGTGTCGAAGTGGGCTATTAAGAAACTTGGAGAAAAGGGCTTAAAGGCCATTGTGAAAAAAGTTGCGATGAGTGCACCAAAGGCCGCAGCTGTAACTACACGTGCGCTTGGAAATGTGGCCGGTGGCTACGGTATGGCAATGACTTCGAATATAGGAAACACAACTGCCGATGCGTTGCAACGACAAGTTGGCGATATTCAGTTAGATTTCGACGAGAACGGAATAGCCAAGTATGATGGCAGAACGAATATCAGAGAGGCGGGCGAAGCATGGAGGCAAGCTATAAATAATCAAGGCGCAGAGTTCGTATCTGAACAAATGGGTATGTACTTTAAACCTTTATTCAAGGGGATTGGGAAAGTAACAGGAAAAGTTTTGGATGGTATTGGTGCCGGGAAGGTAAATAGGTGGCTTGACGATTTTGGGAAAAAAGGTGTTGGCAAAAAGCTAAAATCATTTACAGAGGCGACACAATGGAACGGTTTTGCCGAAGAGTATGGCGAGGAAATAGCTAACGGAATAATGAACTCTGTTCTGGTGGGCGACCAAACAATGGGGGAGGTGTTCAGCAAAGATAATCTTATTGACACAGCCATAGGATTATCTGTTATGAGTACTATAATGCCTGCTATCAGTACAGTAAATTACGCGCGAACCAAAAACAATGAGAGGAAAGCTCTTAATGAGAGTTACCAAAATGGCCAGAGCTTGTTTGGGACCGCATGGGAAGACTTTGCCGGTGCTGTGCAAACGGCAAAAGATGGAAGACAGATAAGCGAGAACCTGCGTAATGTAATGAACAAGTATGGCGAAAAGACATTGCCGGTTGATATGCAGAAGGCTGTACTTGATTATGCCATGGCATATAATAGATATAATGCTATGGAGAAGGTATCAGCTATGGCTGTGCGCGAGGGTGTGGTTGATGCAAGAGACTTGGAGCAGGAACGCATATATGCGCAAGGTGTTAGTGCGGAAGATAAATATGCTGTGCGACAGGCTTTCGAAACGGCACGTGATGAGGTTGCTTATGTATTGGGGGTAACTGCCGATGAAGTACCGGAGATAGTCGGTAATGATGATACGGGTTTCTCCATTGCTGATGACTACGATGTTACAGGTGAGCAGGAGAAGGCAAACGCCATAAGAACGTACTTAGCTGCAAGAGCGCAACATAGTGGTATGATTGCTACTATGGTTGGTGAGATGAATGCAGAAATAGCTGCTGTCGATGCTCACGTGGATGCCACTGCAAATGAAGATGGGAATGTCTATGCTGTCACTTTGCAGACGGGAGAGACCGGATATGTAACGGGTGGAAATGTCATATTAGACAATGACGGTTATATCGACGTGTCGGCTACCAATGAGGCAAACCCAAGCGGATTATTCATAACTATTGATGGCGTTACCAAGCCTTTCAGTGCAGATAAAGTAAAGGATATGGGCGTGGTGCAATCGGCCGAACAAGTAAAGGAATTGGCACATGCTCCTATTCTGACAGCATACGAGGATAGGTATAATGCTATGACTGCATCCCCTCAAACGCAGGAGGATGTACAAACGCAAACAACGGCACAGAATGTGGCTCCTCAAACAGAGATTACATTCAACCCGGGTGACACATATACCATTAACGATAATGGTGTGTTGAAAGAAATAGAAATCGAGCAGGATATGGGCGATGGCTCTATTAGGGTGCTAATAGATGGTAAGCATGTGTTTATGCAACCGGAGTATATTGCTGCTAATATTGTTGCTCCGGCAAATGAGGGACAAATACAATCGGATATACAACCGCAGGAGCATGTGGAAGAACCGGCAGCGGAACAGCAGCCTGTTTTATCTCCACAAGAGCAACGCAAAGCGCGCTTGGGAGAGATTGCAAAGAGAATACCGACAAAGGGTAAAACAAAATTGTGGACGCAGGCGAAAGCTGAGGATGTGGCCGAATATATAATGACACTTACAGATGATGTTGCTAAGCAACAGGCGACTGCGGATAGGTATATTGCCGACATCAAGGAGAAGCAGGCGAAAATGGATGCAATAGAAGCGTTGGAACTTGACGAGGATATTGCTTTTTGGGAGAGTGTAAAAGGGTTTTTAACTCCTGAAACACAAACCGATGAAGCCGCGCTACTGCGCAAGGCAGAGGAAGAGCGATTGCGTGCTGAACGTGAGGAAGCAGAGCGCATAGAGCGTGAAGCCCTCAACGGTGTTCCCGATATGGTGGACGATACTCCACAGGACGCAAGAGCAAGAGGTTACAGACGTGTCAGTGGGCATAAGATTGACCGCCAAGAGCCTTTGCAGGCAGTACAGGGTAAAGAGGTTGCAGTACGTTTCAGCGATGATGCCATTGCCAATGGTCGTGTAGCAGTCATTGATGCAGCCCAATTACAGCCGAGCCACATTCAAGGTGTGCGCAATCCTCTACACTTCATTGATGAGGCAC